GCAGTTAGGCGCGGCAGGTGTAAACGTTGACTTAACTTCAGCTTCTGCAACTTACGCAGACTTTGAAAAGGCTATCATTGCAGCGTTAACGGCGCTACAAGGCCAAGCAAACAACGTTGATATGAACATTACCTTCGCAGTGAGTTCTGAAATCTGGTTTAACGCACTTCGCACAGGCACTACGGACTCAAACTTCCGTAACACACTTGAAGCATTGCGAAATATTCCAGGTGTTGCTGACATCGTTAAATCTAACGGCTCGCAGCTAAGCGGCAACGAGTTCATAGCATGGGCAAACTCTGATGAATACGTTCAGTTGCAAGTGGGCATGGCGGTTAATACGCAACCTGTTGTTCGTAATATGTTCAACGACCCTTACAACTTCGTCACTTGGGGTGCTGCTGGTATCCTCATCAAAGCGGATGCTACTGGTCGCTCAGGCGTGGTTTACGCTCGCGTTATCGCATAAGGAGATTAATCATGGCTAAATATTTAGTTACAGGTCGAATCTTTGGTGCACGTGGCGAGTTGTTGGATGGTAAAGTTGTCGAGTTAGATAACGAGCCAGAAGATAAGCGCTTTACTAAAGTGAGCGCATCAGAAGCCAAGAAGATTGAGTCGGGTCAAGAGCTAGAAGTAGCAACCCCGAAGAAGTCAGAAGATAAAACTGACGAAAAGTAAGAATAAACCCCGCCTAGTGCGGGGTTTTTATTCAAGCTCGCCCAACTTTTCACTTTCAATATAAAGTCCGCACTTGGTGAAAGTTAATCTCCACCAATAACCATCAAACGCAAGTATGTGCGACTTGCCTGTACTTCTCATTATTCTTGATAGTCTCAATTTATTCCTTTAAAGCTTTATCTGTACTTGTTTTTAGCCACCAAAATACACCAAGAGGTAGCACAAAATAGAGAATAAATATTGCAAAGAATAAGGAAAGAAATAGTGTTGGCTCGCAATCGTTAACCTCGCACCATTTTTCCTGCTCAATTCTTTGCTCTTTTATGCATTTTTTTACGTAGTCTTAATTGTTATACCTGCTGTAAGTCTTGCCATCGCACGTTATGTATGGCATATCAATCTCCAATTTGTTAATTCAGCCCCGAATATAGTACACTATTGACAAGCTAACAACTCAGACCAGTGGAAAGATTCTAATGGCAGTCGTCATACCAAGCTACAAAGTTAAAGCGCTATTACCAAGCGCAACAGATGCGCAAATAGACCTGTATGGCGCTATGTTTGATGATGCAGAGGCTTGTTTATCCAATTACAGTCAAGACATGCAAGACTTGGCTGTATCGCTAGCAGTGGCGCACATGATAGAAATGTCGTCAGGTGGCAGCGTAACAAGCGAAACCACAAGACAGGGCGCTAGTGCGTCTTATGGCTTCTTTGGTGGCAAAGGTCTTGAATCAACGCGATATGGCCAGCAGTTAGCGGCACTTCCTGCGGGCGAGTGTATAATTGGCTTATTCAGTAAGCCTTTGAGATTTGCGCGGAGTGTTAAGCCATGTCGCTAGCAACCCGACACATGATTGACAAAGTAACGTTTTGGACTGAAAGCGGTTACGACCCTAACGACCCATACGCGAACCAATCATTTTCAGCGCCGCAAACCATATCATGCGAATACATTACGGGCGGCTCAATGCAGCGTGATGCTGAAGGTGTAGAGTTTCAGCCGTCAATATCCATTTATAGCGTGGTGCAGATTCCGTTTAACGCTTATGTGGTTTACGGTACGTATACGGATGCGACACCGCCAAGCAATGCGGAAAAGGTGCGTAAGACTGGATTTGGCACTGGTCTGCGTGGTCAAGTAACAGAATATGAAGCGTTTACGGGGTAGATTATGAGTGTAGGAGTAGCAAAAAAATACATCAATCTTCATGCTGAAATAGATGATGATGGAGTGCTTAACTTAGTTGATGAGGATGGGCGCATTCTTGCGGGAGTAAAAAGAAAAAGCATTCATACCGCTCACGACGATGTGAGCACGGCTGATGTAGAGATAGTATTAAAAAGCGGTAATTTGGGGCTTGCTAGGGGTAAGGTGAAGTAATGCCATTCAAAGCCGGAAAATCACCTGCTGATGTGGCGCGAAAGATAAACAAAGCGCTAACTGAGGATTTACCAAAAGACGTAGAGCGTGGGTTATTTACCATGTATACGCACTTGGCAGGCATGGCTGACTTTTACGTACCCATAGACACTGGCAGCCTGGTTGATTCTCGAAGTTACCGAATGAGAAAAAACACTGAAGGATGGCGCATGACTTACGGCTACTACTCCGACTATGCTGCGGCATTGCATGAGCGTACAGATTGGAATCCAAAACCTCCTCCAAAAGGCGAAGATGGTGGCGGCGGATACAACCCAGAGGCAAGACCAAACTGGATGAATATTGCATGGCAAGAGGAAGGCGAACAAGCTGTGCGGCTTTTTGCAAACATGATAGAGCCTAAATAATGAATATACGACATGCTGACGTTATACGCGAATTTATACGCACGAATGCATTACCTACTTACAATCCTGCGATTGAGTGGGATGAATCAACCGAACCGTTCACTATTGACGAGTCTATCATCTATTGCAGGCAGGAAGGGCGGCCTGTTGACGCATTTGTAAGGCAAGTATCGGTAACGGTTTATTTGTTTAGTGGCAAAAACGCAACTAAGCAAGAATTGAATACACTATTCAATGATGCGGTGGCGGCGATTGAGCATGTAAGGCGAAACGCAAATGTGCAAGAGTTCGTTATCACAACCGTAACGCAAGATGTTATGGGCGAATACCGCACAGGGCAAAACAGGCGGTATTACACATTCCAAGTGCTGTGCTATACAGCTGAGGAATACTAACAACTCTGACCAGTTATTTACTAGTTGACTTATCGGGGCTATTATAGGTACTAACGTTTAAACGAGGATTTAACTATGTCAGTAGGTGGCGGCTTTAAAGGTGATGCGGTCAAAATAACAGGTTTTGGCGGATCAACTATCGCGGGTATCGTAAGCAAAAGCCTTGCATACTCGATTGCTGGTTTAGATACAACGGATGATACGACAGGCGGAAACGCCGAATATCACTCGGAGGCGGGAAGAATTGACCGCACAATGTCTATTAGCGGCAAGACCAGAAACTTAGATATGATTGCATCTCTTGAGCAGAACTTAGGTACTGGTCAAAATATATATGCAATTACTATTTCATGGCCTGACGGTTCAACTATGGCTGGCGATGTATTTATTACATCATTCAACCAAGATAACCCACACGAAGAATTGGCAACGTTTGAAATGGAAATTGCATTCTCAGGCAGACCAACATTCACGGCGGGTGTGTAATATGTTTGTGCGCAAAGCAACACTTGGATGGCAAGGCGAAAAGCACGAATTAACTATTACGATGGAGCTAGTTGAATCTATCGATAATGAGGTTAATGTGCTTGCTACTGCTATCGAATTGGATAAAGGCGGCATTCCCAAAATTACTCTTGTTGCAAAGCTTTATGCTGTACTGCTTAAAAGTGCAGGCGTTGAAGTGACGCAAGAGCAGGTTTACGAATCAATCATGTCTAGCCCTGCTGAAAGCGCTGATTTAGTCGCAGCGGCTCGCTATGTGATTCAGCTCTGTTTTCCGCAACTAGAAACGGCGGAGAGGGNGNGTGNTAAAAAAAAGGGCAAGGGGNAGAGAGATACCCCTACTCTGATTTAATCGAAACGTGTTACGCACTTGGTTTATCTCCAAGTGAAGCGCGTAGCATGTCACCCACTGAGTTAGGTCGATGGTTTAACGCCAATAGACCTAAACGCACCATTGCAGGCATGAGTGAAGACCAAGCCAAAATGTTAACCGATATGATAAACGAAAACCCAGAGGAATTTGAGTAATGACACAAAAAGTGGGCGGGGTTGAGTTTGATGTTGATGTTGATGTTAGCGGCGTTAAAAGTGCAAGCTCAAAGGTTCAATCTGACCTGTCAAAAGTAGAATCCTCATTCAATCAAGTTGACTCAGCTGCGGTTAGAACCGCAAATACCATGACTTCATCCAGTGCAAAGGGTGCAAAAGGACTGTCAAACCTAAGAGGCGCAGCCGGACAGCTTGGCTTTCAAGTGCAAGATATGGCTGTTCAGGCGCAAATGGGAACAAATGCGCTTGTCATACTTGGACAGCAAGGTTCGCAGATAGCAGGAATATTCGGCCCTACTGGCGCTATCGTCGGCGGTGTAATCGCTGTTGGCGCTGCGATAGCCTCGGTTATGGTTCCTTCAATGATGGATGGTGGCGACGCGACGGAAGATTTAACCGAAAAGCTAAAAGAGTTATCAAAAACCAATGAGTTAACCATTAACCAGCAAAAGTTTCTAAAGCAAGTTGAGGCAGAAGAAACTAAAGAGAAAGAAAAGAAAATAGCTAAGCTAAAAGAAGAAAGGGATGAGTTGTTAGCTACCGCTCAAAACGGTGACTGGTATCAACAAACGATGCTAGCTGCATCCGCTGCTAATCAGGGTTTCGTTTCATATATTGCAAGTAAACTTTTGCCAACAATGACCGACGAGCAAAAAAAGCTCGTTGAGATAAATGCTGAGCTTGACACTCTGGCTGGAAAGACTGGAGGTGAGAAGTTTGACGCGGATGCTAACAAAAAAGCAATCATGTCTTACAGGGATAGAATAGTCGCAATTCAGGCATCAATGGATCAAGAATCAGCCATAGTTTCTAATAGCTTAAAATACAGAGCGGCAGTAGAAGAAGGTATATGGTCTGAGCAAGAGGCGGCAAGACGCGAGAATTTAGAGAACTCAATAGTCAATGAAAAGGCGGCTTTTGCTAACCGACTTGCAATGCTAAATGAGCAGAGAGAAAGCATATTAGCAAATGATGACCTTACAGAAACCCAAAGAAACGAGCTAATGTCTCAGTTTAGGGTTATGGAGGCTCAAGCTAGATATACTCACCAGCAAAAACTTACTGATATAGACCAAGATGCAGCAGATAAAAGAAATCAGATAGCTGAGTCAGAGATGCAGCAAAAGTTATCTATGGCTTCGGCTGTATTCGGCAATCTATCAAGCTTGATGAATACCGAAAGCAAGAAGATGTTTGAGATAGGTAAGGCGGCAGCAACTGCTGGGGCTATAATAGATGGTATAGCTGCTGTGCAGGGCGCATATAAAGCTGGCTCAAAAATTGGCGGCCCCGCGCTTGGCGCTGCATTTGCTGCTACTGCGGCCGTTGCTACACTTGCAAACATAAAGCAGATTCAAGCGACTCAGTTTGGTCAAAAAGGAACAGGGCAAAGCTACCGAGGCGGTCAGGTCGTAAATAACGTTAGCTCTACTCAGCAACAGCAATCCCAACCAGAACAACGCAATATCAGCATCGCTCTAACAGGCTCAGGCTTTTCTGGCGGTGATATTCGTGGTTTAATATCAGCTATTAACGAAGAGCTTGGCGATGGTGTAAATCTATCAGCCACAGGAGGCTAAAAATGCCATTTACAGCACAACCAAAAGTAACTATACCAGCACCTAGCACGAAAACTGGCGAGACCAAGGCAATCGCACCAGCGCCTAGTACAAAGACAGCTGAGTCAAAACCTAGCGTACCAGCGCCACAGTAAGGGGTAGTTAATGGCTATACCTACGCAGTTTAGTGTCGCTAATACAAATATAGCGCCTATTGCAAATCCACCTTTAGCGAAAGACTTGCCAAAGGTCATAGAGGCTGAAGAGCATTATTTAGTTGACGGTGCAAACATAATCCCTTCGCTATCGTCTGTTGGTGTAAGTGCTCCCCAAGAGATGACAGCAGAGACAGCTGTTGTCATAGCCAACCCATCTACAAAGACAGCGCAAGGCAAGCTAAGCATTAATGCGCCTGTAGAGAAAACCGCACAGGGTAAAGCAATCAGCCCTGCCCCGTCAGTGCTAACGCCAAAAGCAGGCACATTAACAACGCCTCCATTCCCGCTTAATCATGCTCGCATTCTTTATGATAACAAGCTAATCGGAGCATCTGCATCATCTGATATATCTACTGGGGAGGGGAGTCCGTCTTATGCAACAATACCTAACACTTACCAATCATTTTATGGTTCGGGCAGCGGTTATTTACGTATTGATATAAATTTTGACTCATTCCCCGACACAGTGTGCATAGGCGCTCACAATCTAGGCTCCAAGGGATATAATGTAACTCCTTATTACAGGGAGACCGCGACTGGACCACTTATTCAATTTGCTGCTGGTGTAACGCCAACGGATAACTCCCCTATTATGTTTCACAGGTCGGACAGGCCAAAAGTTAGAGTGGTGTCNTTGTTTTTTGTTCCAACATCTACTAGCAATACATTCAAGGTAGGATATGTTAGCGCTGGGGTTTCGCTACAAATGCAACGACCATTCTTTAATGGGCATCAACCATATACCGATAGTGATATCACCGAGTATTACAGTAATCGTACAGAGTCGGGCGAGATAATTGGCAGGCAAATTCGTCGCCGTGGGTTCGAGACAACCTATGAATGGCAAAACATAGACGACAATTGGTACAGGAACAACATTCCAGCGTTTAAGGATTACGCGAAAAAATGGCCAATGTTTGTAGCGTGGAATTTGCTTGAATACCCCAGTGATGTAGCGTTTGGCGAAACTAAGGGTGATATAAAAGCATCTATGCAAAATGGGGCAAGAACAAAGCGCACAGGGCTATCATTTACGTTAAAAGGTGTTTAGATGGCATACGACAATGCTAAAAGAGATTACAGCAAAGAGCATCTTTGGTATGTAGAGATAGAGGTTGATGGCACAATTTATAGATTTTGCGAAAATAGAGCGCCAGTACCTTTTGGGCTTGAAGCAATCCCGTCATTAGAGCGCGTTAGTGTTAACCCTGCTGAGATTGATTTGGCCGGCGGCATCGGCATTAGAGCTAAGGCAAGCCTTGCACTGATGGAGTCAAACGACTACACAGAGTGGGGTACAGTTGAAGCGCCTGAAAGGTTTTGGGCTAGATGGCGTGCAGAGAATCCATACTATTTAGGTAAAAGAATCAGTGTTTTTAGCGGTTACATTGTTAACGATACCTTTGATGTATCTAATTTCGTTAGGCGTGATTATATCATTGAAAGCTTTGGCCTCGCTGCTGGTGGCGTTTCAATCAAGGGTAAAGACCCGTTAAAGCTTCTTAGTAGCGACCGAGCAAAAGCGCCTATTGAATCCAACGGCTCACTAAGCGCTGATATCCTATCAACTGACACAAGCTTTACTTTGCAACCTGCGGGCGTGGGTGATTCCGAATACCCTGCAAGCAACGGCATCGTGCGAATCGGTGATGAGGTAATACTTTACACTACTCGTACAGGCGATAAGTTCACAGGGCTTACGCGGGGCTTTTACAGCACCGAGATAGACGACCACAGCAAAAACGACACAGCGCAACTTTGCTTGCAGTACACCACTGAGACAGTGAGTAATATCGGCTATGACTTAATGGTGAATTACGCCAGTGTTGACCCGGCATTTATTAATAAGAATGACTGGGATGCTGAGGTATCAAACGCTTTCAATACGACTTACAGTGTATTGATAACAGAGCCAACAGGCTTACATGATTTACTGCAAGAGTTTTGCGACAGTGCGCCACACTATTACTTCTACGACGAGCGTGTTAACAGGATTCGGCTTGTTGCGTTAAAGCCACCCCCAACTGATGCGCAACTCTTTACATGGTACGGCAATATCATCGAGGGCAGCGTTGCGGTTAAAGACCGCCAAGACCTGCGCATAAGTACGGTGATTGTTAACTACGGCATTATAAACCCAACAAAAGACCTAGATGAAACGTCGAACTACCGCTCATCTTATGTGCGCGAAGATACAAGCAGCGTTACCAACTACGGGCAACGCGCTTACAAGACCGTGCATAGCAGATGGATTCCAAGCGATAACAAAACGGCGGCTGTATTAATGGCGGCTAGGGTTGGTCGAAGGTTTGCTGAGGCTCCTAGAGAAATAAGCTTTTCCATGGATGCAAAAGACTCAAGCGTTTGGACTGGTGATAGTGTGCGCATTGAAACTGACTTGATTATGCAGAAGGGCGGCGGGTATGCTCGACTGCCTTACCAAATATTGAGCGCTGGTGAGTCTGAGAATTTCAACTACACAGCATTAGAGCACACTTATGGCGATGCGGTGCCTGGCGATGAGGATGTTGAAGACCCGAATGTAAGGCTGGTTTATTTCAGCGGTGAGATTGACCGCTTGCAGTCTGACGGTGGCGGCGCATTTAGAAACTTGCGCGAAGTATATGAGGATGTGTACGGCACTGACCCACTGGATGCAGGCTTAGACATTCGCTTTATCTTCGAGTCTAACGCCGTTGCAGGCAGTAGCGATGCGTTAGAGTATTCAGTAAAGACTGGCGCATGGCCGGAATTAACCACGCCCATCCTAATTCAAAACAGCGGCTTAATCGTTGGTAAAGGTGGTGATGGTGGCGCGTCTGGCTCAGATGGTCTTGACGGTGGCCCCGCAATTCAGCTCCAAGCTAACATACGGCTCAACAACCTTAATATCATCGGTGGTGGCGGTGGTGGCGGCGGTGGTGCTTATGTCGGTGGCAGCGAAGGCGACCCAGGCGGTGCTGCTGGTGGTGGTGGTGGCGCAGGATTTACTCAAGGGCAAGGTCAACCATCAGCAGGCGCTTTATTTGCCGAAGATGGTCAAGATGGAACATATACCACAGGCGGGGCTGGTGGCGAGAGCGCTACGGCTTTAGGTGGAGACGGTGGCGACTTAGGTCAAGACGGCATAAACGGCATTGGCGACGAGGCAACCATGGGCGGCAATGCAGGCAAGGCTATAGATTTAAACGGTTTTACGATAACATACATTAACACAGGCACAATTGCAGGGGATGTCTCATAATGGCACTAGTACCACACAAGATAACAGCGTTGGCAGAGTCTGACGCGGATGGAACAGACGGAAAGAATATTGTAGCGGGCGCGGTGGTCTCATTGTTTGACACTACCGGCGCGGCTGTAACCCTATTCGATGATGAAGCGGGTAACAACGGCAGTACAGCAAAGCAAACTGACTCAAGCGGTCAAGTTGTTGTATGGGTGACGCCTGGTGAATACAAAGAGTCGGTAAATGGCAGTGCACAACGCGATGTTACTATCGGTGGACGCACAGTAACGAGCTATCCAGACACTGAGAGTTTGCAAAACTCACGGCCAACCCAAACAGGGCAAAGAGCAGAAAACCGAGAGCGCGCCAACGCTCAATACGTTTTAGCGCCAAGCGGTTACACTGCAAAGCCCGGTGATATCGTTGCAGCTAATGGGCGTGTTTGGGTGTTGCAAATTAATGGATGGATGAATATAGAGCATTTTGGCGCTACTCAGGGTGTTGATTCAACCACAGAAATTCAAGCTGCAATTGACCGAGCAGAGTTTATTTATGCGATTGGTTATGATTACAGATACACGCAACTTACTGTACCGTCATCACTGAAATTTATCGGGGCAGGGAAAAAGAAAACACGACTGCGCACGACAAATTTAGTTGACGATAAAATTACGGTTACAGCAGGCGGAGCAAATAGTGTTATGTTTGCCGATATTGAGTTTAGCACAATAGGCGTACAGACTGGTGGCGCTTACATTCGATTCGATAGCGCAACAACTCAGCTTCAAAGCCCTGTTGTTAGTGGGTGTAACTTTATATCACCGTACACAGCAATATACTTAGCAAACGCAGCTCAGTTTAAAATATCTGGCAACTACTTTGTTACGTACATAAATGCAGGGTTGATAATAGAAAACACAGTTGAACCAGACAGCGGAGACAGCTCAGTAGATGGAGGCAATGTTTTCGATGCTGGAGGGGATACTGGGGATGCAATTGTTCAACTAAGCTCTGGTGGACTTCGCGTTGTAAACAATAAGTTTCTAAATGGGGCTTATCATTACAGGTCTAATTTTAACTCAACACCAAACACTTCCATTTTAGTATGGACTGGTAATAGCTCAGAGCAGGCAAGGCAAGCGAATATTGCCTTTAGCGCAACAAGTCCGTCGTCTTTTAGCTATGTGAATATATCAGGCGGTAATCAGTTTAGTGTTAGAAGTGGCGCGACAGGAGTACTGATTAATGACACTGGTTATAACTTTTTATCTAGCAGCCACATAGAGGGTAATATATTCAACTTAGCCAGCAATGCCAAGGCTATGAATATTGGCAGGCTTCAAAACTCAACGATTGGGCGAAACACGATAATCGGTAACGGTACTGGTGAAACAGGACTTCAAGTTGGAGCTAATTCTAGCGGGCTTAAAATTTCACAGCAGACTATGGTTAGCGTTGCAACGGAATATAGTTTAGCTGGTGGTTACACAATAACAGACTGGGAAGTTGAAAGTGGCACTGAAACTGGGAATACTAGCAATGCATTTGGCAGTATGAATATAACCCCTACAATATCAGTTTCATTTACTAATGAATATCCAGTAGCGCCAAAAGTTCAAGCAACAGCGGTAAATAGTAGCGGAGGCCTTACTGCGCTTGTGAGTAATATAACCACTTCAGGATTTGCGCTTAATATAGTTGGGTTAAATAGCGCAGCAGATGTAACCGCGAATTGGAGTGCAACATTATGACAAAAACACCCAAACACGTAGAAGAAGTATTGAAGCGCATGAATTTACCGCGCGACGATTACGAAGGTTAATCAACAAGCCCCTTTATCGGGGCTTTTTATTGTGCTATGGTGTAGTGACTTTTATGGCAATGAGGGCAAGTCAATGGCAGGCGCTAAAAAAGGTACGCGTGGTAAAACTGGCGGCACTAAGAAGAAATAGTGACGCATGAATATCTGTATACTTTTGCTGTATATAGTAACCGTAATAATTGCAAGAAGCAGGTATTCGTCAGCCTGCTTTTTTGCTTTCCTAACTGTATTATTGTTGCAATTAACATACAGTGAAGAAGTCACAAACAAGGAGATATACACATCCTTTTTCTTCTTCATGGCTCTATATCTAACAATAGCTTATTACCACTTAAAACACTCTTTAATACTCCCATCGGTTGCTTGTTCTGCTATTGCGCTATACAGTCTTGTCTATGCCCTTGATACAATTGCAAATTATGAAACACAAACATGGCTTTGGCACAATCATGAAAGTATTATCTTTATACTGCATATTGCTCTTATGTGCGTATCTATCCCAAAGTTCAATACCGCCTTGGCTAATTGCTGGCATAATTCTTTCAGGGTATTTACTAACATGCTACATATTCAGTCTAATCGTTATTTCAGTAAAAGGACGACAGGCAAGGAGGGCTTTAAATGAGCGCCGAAACTGAGCAGCTTTATAAAATGGTCGAGAAATTAGAGAGTCAACAGGCAGACACTAACGGGGAATTAAGAAACCTATCACAGAAGATAGGTGACTTGGTTACTGTCATAGCGCGTCGAGAGGTTCACGACGAGAACATGACGCGTCGCATTGATGACTGTGAAAATCGGCTTAACAATCATTCTAAGCGTTTAAATGCCCTTGAAAAAGTACAAGCAGGGCAAGCAGCAGAGCGAAAGCTAGTTGATTGGGTGATTAAAGCGGCTGTTGGTGTTGTCGTCGCTGTGGTGCTCTATGGGTCTTTTAAGAGTTATGGTGGTTAGATGATTAACTACGCCTTCATACAAAAGCTAGAGGGTAATAGTAATATCGGCTATGTTCCAGACCCTGAGCATTCTAATTCAGGCGTTACCGTTGCGTCAGGCTTTGACCTTGGCGCAAGGAGATTGAGCGACTTAATAGGGCTGCCTAAACCCATTATTGATAAATTCACACCTTACCTAGGCATTAAAGGTGCGGATGCACAAGCAAAGCTTGAATCATGCCTCTTAATTCTATCAGACGAAGAATGCGCCAAAGTTAATAAATTCGCACACCAAGAGGCAGAAGAAAGGCTTCTTGATATGTGGGATGGTGAAACACCTTTCAATGAGTTAAGCGATAGGAAGCAAACAGTTGTGGCTAGTGTGTCGTTTCAGTACGGGCACTTACCGAGCAGAACACCTAATTTCTGGCAGCAAGTTACTAACGGTGAGTGGGATGCGGCAATAAAGAATTTGCGAAACTTCGGAGATAGATACCCTACAAGGCGCAATAAAGAGGCTGATTACTTAGAGGGCAAGGCATAATGGCTATCGAACCTATAACCGCCATACTAGAAACTGGCAGCACAATTATAGACAAAATATGGCCTGATGCTGATGAATCCGACAAAAGAAAGCTTAAGCTTGCACAAATCGCTCACAGTGGCGATATGGAGCGATTGCAGGCAGAGGTAAAGTCATTAGTCGGGCAGCTTGAAATAAACAAGCAAGAGGCTTCCCATAAGTCTATTTTCGTGGCTGGGTGGAGACCTGCTGTTGGCTGGATATGCGCTGCAGGGCTTGGATGGAATTTCGTATTGCAACCGCTTATATCATGGATTGCTTTTATTGCGGGAGTTGAAATGGCAGAAGCGCCAAGTTTAGACATTAGTGAATTGCTAACCTTGCTGTTTGGTATGCTTGGTCTTGGTGCTTACAGGATGCGCGAAAAAGAGAAAGGCGTTGCATCGGACAGTATGAAAAAATAACCCCGCTATTTGCGGGGCTTGTGTATATTCCACTCCGATTCTTTCTCACGCAAAACCGCTAAAACCTCTTTAACGGTTATTTTCAATTCATCCGCTATCTCTTGTACGCTATCGCCAAATCTGAAACGTGTTACTATTGATGGCATTGTGTAACTCCAAAAATAAAAAACTGGTTGCGGTTAAGGTCAACGCGTTACTTCGATTCGCATAATCATACAACGTTGACGAGTTGCGCTAATCACCAAGCGACTATTTGGCTTGATTATTTGTTAATAAAATCCTCAACCAGTGTAAAAAGAAACCACCTAGATAAAGACCATGTTAAAACAACCGATTATGACAGGATTGTCGTATCTAGGCGGTGTGAAAACTTATTCGACTCGAAACTCGCCTTCAGCCCAAGCCGTATCCATGTCAAGTTTGCACTCTTTAATTTTTACAGCATTAGCTTCTACGTCTGACCAATTCATATTGTTTACAGCCCAGTCTTCAATCTCGAAGTCGTCAGATGAAAATAAAACTACTGTCTCTTGCAGCGCCTTATCAGTACCACCGTAAACACCTGCGCGATGCAAAATTATATGCTGAACACTAATTGCCCACTCGTCACCTTCTGGTGACGTTAAAATTAACCTTTTAGTAATTACACTCACAATCTTCTCCTAATACCCGCAATACATCAGTATTACTATTGTAGCAACCGCAATTAATACAGCTTTGAGTTGCGCTTTTCTATCTATGTCTGTGCTTCTCATGTGTCCCCCTCCGTTGTGAGCTACTGCGCGGCTGCTCGTTATTTAATTGACTTGTACGCCCACATCAATCTATCTGATACGCTGCAATCAAGTCGTTTTCTTTCCATTCGTCCGTGATTCCATTCTCTGAATAGCAAGCCACGGACATCGCTTATTGAAACCGACACGCCACAGTTGCCCAAGCCGCTTTTTGCCATTTCCCGCATTAACTCATGCGGAGTTAGGTATTTATCCTTGCAGTGGTCATGCGCGTTTATCTGACCTTGAAATATTGGCGTACCGTTATTTCTGTCGTAAGCGCCAATTGGTCCAGCAAGGAAAATATCAGCTAGCTTTTTACCAAGTGCCGGACTTTCCTCACACAACTGCTTTAGGCGCGCTGGTTTTTGTCTCATTACTTTTTACCACACTCATCGATAACAACTTCACAAAGACTTTCAATAACTGCTAGCTGCTTCTTAGTGAAGGTATCTTCAAGTATAGAAATCTTAGAAAGCGGAAGAGACTGAATAAGGTTGGTAAAATCAACCGCAGCCTTTTCAATCTCATTCATGCTTTTGTTTTTTCTTATAGGCATATCAATCTCCGTTTCAATCAACACCCACACAATACCACCTAATGCGGGTGTGACATATCCGACCAGTTACAAATCCCAATCCATCATCGCAACGCATATCGCGTCAATTGCTTCTTGTCTTGTCATATCATCCCTATATGAGTGATTTGCAGACATAAACACTTCATGTGTCAGACTGTATTCCTCTATGTAGTCTATCGTGTCCTTCCAATATTTCTCGTGCTGCTCAGATTCTACGCACTTTTCTCTGAATGCTTGGAATGTCTTTTCAAAGTTAAATTCACTCACGACTCATACACTCCTGCTTTAACTGCTTCAACGTAATGAAGCCCGTCATTACCGTTTTGCCCGATTGCATCTATGCGGTCATCGGTAGGCCAGTCAGCCTCTTTAACAAACACACCGTCCACCATTCGTCCTTTACGGTGCTTAATATCGTCATACGCCACCTGTAAACACTCTTGCATCGTTAAACCGTTGCGCTCTGCTATATTTATCAGTACAACAAGAATGTCGCCCAAATCGTCGCGTATGTCGTTACCTTTGCACATGTTGTCCGATAACTCTGAACATTCCTGAATAAGTTTGTGGAACTGGTCTTTGTCGCTAGAGCCGTTAATTAAATTTCGATTGTAGTGCCAAATCGTTACATCATTGATAAGGCTTAGTAGTGTTGTTTTCATCTTCCCTCACTTGGGCGCGTTGTGCGCCCTGTTAAGTTACATTAGAACGGTGGTTGACCGCCTGAGTTAGGGTTAGGCTGTTTCGCATTCGTGCCGTAGTTTTGTTGCTGCGGCGCTTGTTGCTGGTAGTCGCCCTGCTGTGGTGTAGCGTTATCAGCTTTTGAATCAATCATCTGCATTTCTTTGCAAATCACCTCTGTTGTGTATCGGTCTCGCCCCTGCTGGTCTTGCCATTTACGTGTTTTAAGTTTTCCTTCAACGTAAATCTTAGACCCCTTCTTGAGGTACTCGCCTGCAATCTCTGCCAATCGGTCATACATTGTTAGGCGATGCCACTCTGTTTTTTCTTGAAGTTGCCCTTGCTGGTCTTTCCAGCTTTCACTAGTTGCAAGATATAGGTTTGCAACCGCCTTGCCATTAGGCATGTATCTTACTTCGGGGTCGTCGCCTAAGTTACCAACTAGTATCGCTTTATTTACGCCTCTGCTAGCCATAATTACATATCCTCATCGTCTGCTGCTTGCGGCTCTGGTTGAACCATGTTTAAAATTTCGGTTTTCTGTTTTTCGGTTAACAAGCCTTTTTGCTGGCAACCTTGAATGATTTGCTGAGGCGTATACTTGCCTTCGTTAATCAACTGCGCCCATTGCGCTTTGTTCTGCTCGAATGACTCGACAGGGTATGCGGGCAACTGTAACGGCTCAACAGTGTACGGCTTGCGCTTGCCTCTTGTAGCTGTCAACGCAACGCTAAAAGGCTTGGTTAAACCTGTCATGTGGCTGATACGTATGCCGCCAACTGCTGCGCCTGCCCAGGTAACAGACGGGTCATTGAATAGCGTCATGCTTTGCCCTATCCAATCGCTGTCATGCTTGCCCCATACAGCAATCATTAAGCGGCGCATTGATTTACACGGCTTGTACGGCTGATAACCGTTGCCTATAACAACGCTAACGGGCTGGTCTGGTGACTCGTACACGTTAACAGCTTGCACGGTTACCGTGATGGGCCCAGCTATTAGGTCATCAGCGTTTAGCTGGTCTGACTTAGGTTTGATGGTAAAGCTTAGGTCATTCATAGCTGATACTCCGCGTCTGCTTCTTCATCTAGCGCCCATGCTGGTAGGCTCATTAGCTCAGTCTCCTGCACTAATCCAGTTGGTACGCCACCTGCTTGTTTAAACTCCGCATAAGCCGATAGGGCGCGTTGAAACTCGCGCAAGCCCACCGCCTTAGCTTCATCATCAAGTGTGTAAAGCTTGTTGGCGTGTGGCGGCTGTTCTTCAACTGCTAGGAAGTGAAATGAGTTAACCGTGATGCCAGCTAATGCAGCTACGTAAGTGTAAAACGCATCCTGCACATGGTAGCGGTATGAGCCAATAGAACGCTGGAATTTCTCGTATCTAATATCCTGCGTTTTCTTTAGGTCAACCGCTTGACCACCTTTAGTTAAGAAGTCGAAGCGACAACGAACAGGCAAGCCCGTTGTTGAGCATACGGCGAACACTGATAACTCAGGGTAGCCGTCGCTTAGCAACTGCATGGCGTCAGAGTTTAAGCTTACGCTCTGATACATGCCGTTTACCTTGTCAGGCTCGTGACCGATAAGCACAACCTCGCTACCGTGGTGTTTAACTGCTTGTTTATACTCGCTTGCTGTGCGCGCCTTAACGTTTGGTAGTATCACATATTCAGATTTATATCGCTCATGCTCAAATAGAGCGGCGTGAATTGCTGTTCCGATTTCCATGTGCCGCGTAGATTCGAACGGTGTGCGGTATTCATAATGGGCAATGCTGCGGTTTATCAAATCAAGCCCGCTTTTGCTAATTGACGGGTGATTGTGGTAAACCTCATTCGGCATGTTAATAACTGCGCATGTTGCTGGCAGTTCACCCTCATGCTGGGTGTAATCAATAACGTCTATCATGTTCAGTAGTCCGTTTATTTGTTGCTAGTCGGTGTTGACTAGTGTTTGCAATATTAGAATGACTGGTTTAGTATGTCAACAGCAATTAACAAAAAGGTGATAAAATGTTGACGCTTGAAGAAATTAAGGAAAGGCTATCAGACAGAAATATAAGTGCTGTGGCGAAGAATATTGGCATGACCAGGCAGTTTATCTCTGCTGTAAAAACTGGCAGGGCTCCAAACCCAAGTTACGACACAGTGAAAAAACTTTCTGACTACTTGGAGGGTGAAAATGGAAATAATAAGTAGAAAAGATGCGAAAGAAAAAGGGCTTCAATACTACTTTACTGGGGTTGAGTGCAAAAGAGGCCACCTTTCAAAAAGAAGGTCTGATAGCGGGCAATGCTACCAATGCGCAAAAGAAAGAAGAAAGAGGGTTTATCAAGAGGGGAAAAAATTAAGACCAAAAGCTGTTACATATCAATTTTTCTGTAAAAAATGCGAATCAGAGACAGAGCATTACTGCAGTAATGGTAATTGTAAGCCGTGTGCTAACCAACTGTCTAACTCTCATTACCGCAATAATAAGAATGAATGCAAGGAAAGGTTTAAAGCTAACTACGAAGCCAAAAAGGCAGAAAGAAACAGAAAGACAAAAGAGTATTACGAGGAAAACAAAGAGTATTTACTGCAGAAGTTCAGGGAGTATAGGAAGAACAATAAAGAGCGCATAATTGCTTGGAGAAAATCAAGTAAAGCAATGAAGGCCCACAGAGAGAGGCAATCAAAAAGACTACAGACGAGACAGGGGAAAGTTGAGCAGTTTTTAAGAAACTCTATACATAGAATAATCAGGAACAAAAACGGAGAATCTTCTTTCTCTTTATGTGGTTATTCAAATAACGAATTAATAAGCAGAGTGGAAAACACCTTCCAAGAGGGAATGAGTTGGAGTAATTACGGGGAATGGCATATTGACCATATTATTCCAGTTAGCTTGCTTGTAAAAAATGGATGTGAAGATCCTAAAATGGTAAACGCTCTTAGCAATCTTCGCGCAATGTGGGCAAAAGAAAACATAGCGAAGCATAATAATTTTAACGGTGATATAACCAAGGAAATAGAGAGGTTGAGACATGAAACTCAGAGACTATCAGCTTGATATAATACTCAAAACAAGAAAGTCTCTTGCTGCAGTAAGGAGAGCTTTGATACAAGCGCCGACCGGAGCAGGAAAGACGGCTTTGTGTGTTCACATGATGAAAACCGCTGCAGAGAGAGGGAAAAGAGCATTTTTCCTTGTTCATCAGAATGAGTTGTTACACCAAACAAGCAAGGCTTTATGGAAACAGAAGCTTGAGCATGGAATGATTGCCAGCGGAAGAAGAATAAGCAGGCTTCCCGTACAAGTCGCATCTGTTCAAACACTGGTTAACAGGCTCAATAAGTATGAAGCACCCGACCTTATAATTATTGACGAGGCCCACCGCTCAACTGCTGAAAGTTACAGAAAAGTGGTAGAAGCATACCCTAGAGCCGTATTAGTTGGACTTAGTGCGACACCGCAAAGAACAGACGGCAAACCGCTTGGTGATATGTACGACACTATCGTTAAAGGTCCGTCTATTCGATGGCTGCAGCAAGAGGGGTTTTTGTGTGATTATGTTCTTTTCGCTCCCAGCGTTGGCATGGATGTTAGCGGAGTAAAAACTACTGCAGGTGATTACAACAAAGGTCAACTAGAAAAAGCAGCGGATAAGCCAACCATTACAGGTGATGCAGTAGCGCATTACAAGAAACTTGCTATGGGTAAAAGGGCGGTTGTTATGTGCGTGAGCATCAAGCACGCTCAGCACGTTGCTGATTCTTATAATCAAGCTGGAATACCTGCAGCAAGCATAGAAGGCTCAATGACAACAGAGCAAAGAAACAAGGTTCTGCAGGATTTCGAGAAGGGATTAATCAAGGTAATAACTAACGTGCAACTACTTGTTGAGGGTGTTGATATTCCAGCCATAGAGGTTGTTCAGTGGCTTAGGCCAACACAAAGCTTAATAGTCTACATGCAAGGTAACGGAAGAGGTTTAAGGCCGCATGATGAAAAAGAGCATTTGATAATACTTGACCATGTTGGTAACGCAATGAGGCATGGCTTACCTTGTGAACCTAGAGAGTGGTCTCTTGATGGAGAGCAGAAAGGTAAACGCAAGAAAAAAGACGATGAACCAGACGTTAACGTTACCCAGTGCGGAAAGTGTTACGCCGTGTTCAAGTCTGGTGTGGATGAGTGCCCCATGTGTGGCGCAGCAGTTGAGCGAAAGGAGCGTAAGCTAAACGAGGTCGAGGGAGAGCTAGAGAAAGTCGATATGGCAGCGGTACAGGCTGAGAGAAAACGAGCAAGACAAGAGCAAGGGCAGGCTAACGGTTTGCGTGACTTGATAAGCCTAGGCAAGCGCCGAGGCATGAAGAATGCTAGCGGTTGGGCCGTAAACGTGTACATGGCCAGAAGCGGAAAGAAACCAAGCGGGAAGGACTACGCAGAAGCTAAGAGAATAGAGGCGAGTTTATGAACCTAGAAACAAAAATACAACGCAACATTATGATCGCAATTAGTAAACTTGGGCACACCGTATGGCGCAATGAAACAGGAAGTTTTTGGACGGGTCGAGTCATACACAAAGACAACCGAACAGTGACGCTCGCAAACGCAAATATGATACCTTGCGGATTGTGTGTTGGCAGTTCCGACCTAATCGGGATAACAAGCGATGGAATTTTTTTTGCTATTGAAGTGAAAACCGCGAAAGGTAGAACCAGCAAGGAGCAGGAGCAATTTATAGAACATATTAGAAGCAAGGGAGGCATTGCAGGGGTTGCAAGGTCGCCCCAAGATGCTGTAGATTTATTAGCCCGCGCAAAGCGGTAACCAAAAAACAGGGGTACGCCCCAATCAACCTTACGAGGCAATGATATGATATACAAACCATGTGACCATATAGGTTACGAGCAATACGTCAGAAGAACATTCTCAAACGGAACAGTGCATTACGGCATTCAGTGCGAGTTATGCCGAAAGATGGTGAAACACTCACGCCACAACGGGAAACTGTTCATCAAACACAGCGAGATACCACAAGGCTACGACATCCACCCATACAGGGAGGAGCGCTAGCATGACAAAACCAACCTCTTGGTACGCTGAACGCTACTCAAACAAGTACCACTTCGCACTGATACCACTCAAACCAGCAAGCAAGTTGCCACTTATGGACGACTGGGGTAACAACACGCTCAACGGTAACGCGCCTGCCTACTTCGAGGCCAACCCGAATCACAACATCGGNTTAGAGTTGCACCAATCGCGCATGTGTAGCTTAGACATAGACTGCATGGAATCGTTCAAGGTTATACTAGACGAGTTCGGCATAGACGCGAGCGAGCTGGACAACTACCCGACCGTCCAAGGGTCAAGCAAGGGCAGCAGGGTGCTGTTCCGCGTACCAGACGACCAGCAACTGAGCTACCACAAAGTCAACTGGCCGCGCAAGGATGACCCGAAGAAGTACTACACAGTGTTCGAGCTTCGCGCAGGGGCAGAGGGTAAGCAGCGCTTCGACGTGCTACCGCCTAGCATTCACCCCGACACGCAACAGCCTTACAAGTGGGTAACACAACCACCAAAGCAAGGCGACTGGCCCACGCCACCAGCATGGCTAACTGCTATATGGACCGCGTGGGAGGCATTCGGACCGCAGCTTAAAGACGCTTGCCCGTGGTACGACGCGCCAAAACCTAATCCCGCCAAGCCAAGACCTGCACCAACTGACGCGGGAGACAAGCTAACAGAGGTCGTGGAAGGCTACAAGCGTGCTAACCCGCTAAAGCAGCAGTTGCTTAGGTACGGTTACGCAGATAAGGGGCGTCGCTTCCTATCTCCTCACAACACGAGCGGGTTGGCTGGCGTCTGCTTCCTAGACGACGACACCTGCTGGATTCACCACGCTAGCGACCCGTTAGACAGCACTGAGTCTGGTCACCCTGTTAACAGCTTCGACCTGTTCTGCTACTACGACCACGGCAACGACAGAAGCAAGGCGTTCAAGGCAGCAGCGGAGGAGCTAGGCATTAGTCTCAGGCGCGAACACAAGGCTACACCAGCGCCAGAGGTTAAGCATCCTGTCGAGCCTAGTGCGCCAGAGACAGCGCCAACCAGCGCACCAGAGCAACCGAAGCAAGAAGCCGTACACTTCGACTTCATCACGCTAGGCTTCAACGACGGTTACGGCTACTTCCTACCCAAGCGCACTGAGCAGGTGACCCGCTTCTCGTTAGGCTCACTACGCAAACAGAACCTTTTGCAGCTCAGCTCACTAGCATGGTGGGAGAGTCTACACCCAACCAAGAACGGCATAGACTGGGATGCGTGCTACGACGACATCAACCGCTGGTGCGAGAGCGTAGGCGTGTACGACCCTAGCAACCAGCGTGGGCGTGGTGCGTGGTATGACGACGGGCGAAGCGTGCTGCACTTGGGCGATCGCCTTATGATAGACAACCAGCGAACTAGTCTAACTGACTACAAGGGGCGCTTCATCTACGCAAGGCAAGCCGCTTTCGAAAACGGCTTCGACGCTGTGCCAGCCAGCACTGACGACGGGGTGGCGCTGGCTGACCTCTTCGAGGGGATGAACTGGGCTAGACCAGAACACGCCATGTTTACTATGGGTTGGGTCGCACTAGCCCCTATCTGTGGCGCGTTGTCGTGGCGGCCTCATCTGTGGTTAACGGCTCAACGTGGCGCGGGCAAGTCGTGGGCGCAAGAAAACCTCATCGACAAGCTAGTGGGCCGCATGATGATTTACTGTCAAGGCGGTACGACAGAGGCAGGCATCCGTCAGAAGGTCCAGTTCGACGCTAGACCTGTCATGTTCGACGAGGCAGAGAGCGAGAATCAACAGGCTATGAATCGTATTCAGTCTGTAGTCGAGCTAGCCAGACAGTCGAGCAGCGACACAGGCGCGGAGATAATGAAGGGCACGGTTAACGGGTCCGGTATGAGCTTTCGCATGCGCTCTATGTTCCTGATGGGGTCTATCAACGTAGGGCTTAAGCAGGCAGCTGATGAGTCGCGCTTCACTGTCGTGTCGCTGAACAAAGCCGAAAAGACTGCTGCTAGTGTTGAGCGCTTTCGTGCATTCGAGGCTAAAGTCATGGAGACGCTAAACGACGACTTCTGCAAGGCGATTAGAGCGCGTGCTTACCACATGATTCCGGTGATACGCGAGAACGCTAAAACTTTCAGTACGGCCGTGGCTATGAAGATGGGGTCTCAACGTATCGGTGACCAGATAGGTACGCTACTAGCTGGCTACTTGGCGATGGTTGACGACGATATATTCACGCTAGAGGATGCTAAGGCAATCGTTGACCGTATTAACTTGGAAGAGGCGCAAGATGCTGAACAGGTTAGCGACGAGGAAAACTGCCTTAGTCGTATCATGCAGCGTAAGGTGCGCGTTGATGGGATGACAGGCTCTGTTGATAGATCTATAGGTGAGCTTATCTCTAACGCGCTTGGTAATGACACCGTTGCTATCACTGTGAGCATGGCTAGGGATATTCTACCTAGATATGGAATAAAAGTAGAAGGTGGTAGAGTCCTCATCAGCAACAGTCATAACGAGGTCGAAACAAGCCTATACAACACACCTTGGCAGGGTAACTGGGCGCGCATATTGCAGCGCCTTGATGGTGCTGAAAAGGGTAACGGGGTATCTAGGTTTGCCGGAAGTCCTACGCGTTTTACGTCTTTACCCAGTGAAATATTCTCTGACTAGGAGTAACAACTAGGTATATAAGAAGGAGCTTAATTGCTCCTTTTTTATTTCTTATTGTTATACCTTTATAACCAAAAACAAAAAAGCGTAACAGTAAAAGGATTTCGTTACGCTCTGTTACGGTCAATGTTACCTTTAAAATCAACAACTTAACACCAAAACGGCACAGTGTAACGGTTTTTTAACAATATACACACTATATATTAAATAGGT